GACGCTCTGAGTATCCTCTCTGCAATTTCATCCGTTTGGAGTGATTACATGAAGACTCAGAAAGTTAGTTCGCTTGAGGTAGTAGGGTCGCAGTTCTGTGCCCTTCAGGTCGGTGAATACGACATGAACCGCATTATTGTAGCCCTAACCCTCACTTGTCGTTTCGATGGTGACATTGAAACGCAGCGTTATGTCACGGTTGTTCGCGAGAACAATCGTGGCCATGCGCTTAGCCTTTATGAACTGCTTGGCGAGGATAATTTCTATTCTATCCGCGGCAAGCAGGGCATGTGGAAGATTTTCGATCCTTCCACGGAGCGCCACCATCACGGTGACTCTCCAATGGTTTTGAGTGAGGGACAGCAGAAGGAAGTTAAGATGCTTCTCAAGCTGTCGACAGTTATCCTGGATCAAGCGCTAATCGAGGCGCTTGGTGCCCGTACACGCGAAGCTCTCCATGAGCTAGGTCGTACGGTGTAATTATCCAGGTCAACAAACTAAGGAAACATCATGGGTGCTTTCCCTGTTGTACTTCTTCGATGCCTTAATCACGATCTTCGCCAGTATCCTGAAAGCCGTGAGGCTTTCTGGCCTGGTGCTACTCCACGTCAAGTTGCTGCATCTCAGCTGCGGAAGTCCTTCTCGAAGAAATTTGAGGAGGATAACACTTCAGCCGCCGACGATGCCTGCTTGGCTAAGTTCTTTGAAGTGAATGAACACTGTAAGAACTGGAAGCTAGATGTAGAGCATATGCAAACGTGGGACGAGGAGTTGTGGGGCGAGTTTAAACGCTCAATCCACGATTTCTTACACCCCGGTGGCTTACCGCTCGTTGGGCACTTTGGTTCGCTCCTCGCGGATGCGAGAGTTGGACCTGGTGCTTCGATTGGGGCCCTAGGAGGCGACTTCTATACGAAGTTGTTTGCTAGCCCTCTTACATCTACTAGACGTGTCCTGTATGACGAATACAGGCGCTGGACGAGAAACTACCCTGAATGGTGCATAGCGGAAGCAATCCGTTGCATGCATTTCGGCGAGACTCGTTTAGTGAAAGGAAACAGTCTTAGCTTTGTACCGAAGTACACGCATATTTCACGGTCGATCTGCACCGA